CGTGAATGCCTTCAACGACATGCTCGGTCAATTTCTTGTGGAATTGCACAAGACTTTTCCAGAGGAAAAAGACGTTAAGAAAATGATGACTTCATTCGAAGTCTTGCGAACCACGAGTCCCCGTTTGGTGGTTGACGGTTTCATGAAAGGTGTGAGTCCGTACGCCGATAGAATCTCGGCGAAGGATGAAACCTTCCTTTTGAACGAGATTGACACGATTGATTTCTTGAAGGAATTGAACATTAAGAGTTACTGGACTCGTATGAGTACAGGCACGAAAGATGCTACGTGGCAATATCTTCAAACTCTGTACATGCTCGGTACGACTATTACGTCGATTCCAGCGGACACATTGAACCTCATCGAGGGTATCGCCAAGGACTGCGCTGAAAAGATGGAGACGGAAGGTGGTGAACTCGACCAGGCTGCGCTCATGAAGATGATGGGCAGTATGCTTGGTGGACTTCCCAAAAAATAAACCTCATGATATACTAAATGAAGGCTTGGTTCGACGATCCAAAGCAACTCATCAAGGAAAATAAGATTACACAATTCTGGCCCAATAAAAATCAAACATCAGAAGACCGAATTAATGCTGCTTCCCGTTTTATTATTTACGCGACTTGTATTATTTACCTCACACGCCGTGATCCACGGATCTTTATTTTAGGCGGTACTGTTTTGGGTGTTCTTTATGTTATGTACAAGACAAATATGGTTAGAGAAACATATGGTACTCCAGTTTCTGGAGATACTGGATGCCACATGCCATCTATTGATAATCCAATGGGAAATGTCCTCGTCACCGATTACACGGATGCACCAAATAGATTAGAAGCTTGCTATTACCCAAGTGTTAAGCCATTCGTAAAGAGTTTTCTCGATGATAGATTCCCCACGGATTCCGGCCGTTCGAGGACACCACTTCCACAATATCAGCGCAACGCGGCGGCTCGTCAGTTTGTGACCGCCCCAGTGTCTAAGATACCAGGAGATCAGACTGCATTTGCCGAGTGGTGTTACGGTTCAAAGGGTGGTCCCGATTGTAGAACAAGACCACAATTATGTGATCCAAATGCCCGTGGTGCTCAGCTCGGTCCATTCAGAGGTCTTGATATTAGTGGTGATAGACGATAAATATTTCTTATGTAATAATAAATGGCGTACCAACTTCAGCCTGGTTTATCAATTGTCCAAAATACCGGAGCAATTGCCCCTGTCAAAGCGACGGACGAAATCTTCGTCTATCCCCAGCCCAGCTCATTAAACTGTGGTGATTGCCGTCCAAATACAATGTTGTATGGTACGGCTCCATACATGGCTGGTAAGGGCGCCCCTGCCAATTTCATTGACACAAGTGATCAACTCAGGCCTCAAACAACTTCACGTTTTAACAAGGTTATCGTTCCCACATATGAACGTAATCTCTTTCCATTGTCGAACATGGAGTGTAAGACTCCACTTCGTACTATGACTTACGAACCTTCGAGTACACGTGCTGAAATCCAGAATGAACTTTTTGACCAAAGATACGCTAATAAAAATGTTAATAAGAAATAAGAATGGCTGATCCCATTTCGTTAGCAGCTGTCGCGGGATTGATTTTTGCTGGTCGCGCGTTGAGTAACAAAAGCGAACCTCCCAAAGTTGTTCAATGGAAACCAGAAGAACAACAAATCCTTCGAGAAAGAGAGCCGGAATTTGAAGAACCAATATTTGAATCACGTGTTGAAGTACCAAGAAAGGTAGAAGTCACGAGCTTTGCTGATATGGGGGTTCAGTCAAGAAGTGGTGGCCAAGAGTTATTGTCGATGCGTGACCGTATGTATGACCGAGGGGTGATGAACAACCTTTCACCAATTGAAAAGCAAATGGTTGGTCCAGGTTTGGGTGTTGGTGCGGATGTTCCAGCGGTTGGTGGTTATCAGCAAATGTTTAGAGTGAACCCAGTCAATGTTGGTGAATACAGACTCACAACACTTCCAGGCCGATCCGGGCCAGCTATGGATATTACCGGTGGTCGTTCAGCTGTTGTTGGTCAGTTGACACACAATATGCCAGAAAAGACTGCATTCCTTCCATCCCGCCTCCCAACGATGGCCGGTCGGGCTCAGGGTATGACTGGTGTTACCCCAAGAGCCAGTCACCAAAAGACTATGCGTACTACAAATCGATCGGAGACCGGTCTTCGAAATGATGGCCTTGGTTACAACGGCGCGAAGCGTTTCACATCAGCTTTGGCGGTTTCCCAAGATCCAACCCGATTCAAGAGCGACCGAAACGATCAACAGTACAACTACAACAATCAACCAGCACCAGGTATTCACAGCTTCCACGGCGGTTACACGAACAGTGTGGCTGTCCAAGTGTCTGCGAAGACCAACGAAGAATTGATGAAGTATGGATTCCGTCCAGAAGATCGCAGAGGTAAGGCGAATCGTATGGGTAACCCAGGAAGAATGAATGTTACCCAGACCAGGGGTCATCTCACAACGGTTCGGACTGATACTACACGCATCGACGGTCGTGTGAACGCCGCCAACGGTGCATGGACACAACACTATCAACAAAAACCTTATCACCAATTCAACGCCTACAAGTGTAACGAAAATCCACACGCGGCGACGTTGGATTTGGCGAAGAAGCAACTCCACAACAACCCATTGGCACACAGCCTTTCTTAAATTAAATTTAACTTGATTAGACAAAAACAATCATTAAAATTATATGGAC